TGCTTCACCGAGACTGCAGCGGGAAAGTTCCGCCTCAGGCCGCTGTACTACGTCTCCGACGCGGACAAACAGTGGTACAAGGACTACTACGGCATCCGGTATTCAGACGCTTACGAGGTCTACGGGCTCAAGCGAACGGGCTGCTGCGGCTGCGCGATCTCGGCAAGAGCCGCGTCCGATCTGGAACTCATACGCCCATATGAACCGAACGTCGTCAAGGCGGCATGGGCGATCTTCGGTGACAGTTACAGGTATCGCGCGAAGTACAACGAGTATAAGGCTATGCGGCGGGAAATGGAGAAAGCTGCAAAGCGGCCAGACGATTGCACGGAGCAACTGCCCGGCCAGATGGTTCTTAGTGAAATGAAGGAGGACACGCAATGACGGATAATGCCGTGAGTGTCATCTCGACAAGAATGCGTGGGAATGGCGCGGATTGCCGGAAGCGCCGGAGGGAGGAGAATAATGCCACCTAAAGAAAATCCTGAAAGAGCCTGTGAAGAGTGCATCCATTATTGGGCGTGCTCCAGGCAATGCGGCGAGCCGATGGCGCAGAGTAGCGCCACTGGCTGTGAGTGCTACGAGACGATTAAAAGCAGTATGGCGTATTATGTCGGGACACTGGATGGAGCCAAAGGAAAAATCCCAAATCGCCTCCGCGAGCTGGCCGAGGCCGACAAGGACGGGCGCGTGGTCGTGCTGCCGTGCAAGGTGTACGAGACTGACGGGGTGAGGGTGTATGAGCACACGGTGCGCGAGGTCATCTACGAGACGGCAGGCGGCCCGGCTTTCGATAAAAATGCAATCGGGAAGAGCATATTTTTAACCCGCGAAGAAGCCGAGAGGGCTTCGCGGGAAACACAAGGGAAGGAGGATGCCGATGGAGCGACTGACAAGCCGGAATGAAGATTGTGTTTCGGTAAATGGGCACGGTCTGTACCACTTAACGATGACCGAAGTCGTTCAGATGGCAGATCGACTTGCGGCCTACGAGGACACGAGGCGGGAGCCAGAAGAAGTAACCGCTCTGGGGAAACTGTTCGATTACGCACTGAAAGAATCAAAAACGCTGACTGAGCAGCTTACATTGCTCAAGCACATCCGCGAGCTTGCAGAGGCCGACAAGGACGGGCGGTGCGTCGTGCGGCCGTGCAAGGTGGGCGATAAATTATACAGAGTGTTTGCCGGAGAAATCTTCGAGCACCGAGTCGGGAGAATGAAATACTTCGCAATACAGGGACGGTGGGACATTGAAACGTACCCGTTCTGCCCATGCGTGGAAAGTTCCATAGGAAAAACTATATTTTTGAGCCACAAAGAAGCCGAGAAGGCTTTGCAGGAAATGGAGGGAAAGGCATGAGCAACCAGGGAGTAATCCGTGGGACAATTGATGGACAGGAAAAGTATTGCAGAATCCCAATCCGTAGCCGCTTGTATGAATCCGTGATGGAAGATAATACGACGGAGCTTTCCTCGGAGGCGATTCTCGCCATGCCGCATGACAAGGCGGCTGCGGTGATTGATGCAATTATGGCGGACTGGCTCTACTGGCTCAAGAGAGCCGGGGAGTTGTGGGTACTGACGCGCAATTCCGCCGAGGAAACGGAGGGCAAGGCATGACCAGAAAACGCGCAAGAAAGATCCTCATGTCCATCGGCACGAGTCGGAACCATGCAAACTGGGGGCTGACGGCAAAGCCGCGCTGGAAGACAAACGCCGGTGTGGTACAGGACACGCTGGCGATCAAACTGTACGCGAAGCTGCTGCGGGCAAGAATGGAGGGCAAGAAGAATGGCAAAACGTAAAAACATGATGGATATGACGCCGGTCTGCGAGCGGTGTGGGAAGGTCGCGCCGGTGGACAACAAGCTATCGACTCCGAACTGGACAGTTTACCGGACAAAAGAGCCGTGCGAATGCGGCGGGAAATACACGGCGCGTGCGTTTTTGGACGACAGCGTGCTTTCATCGTTCGATAAGGAGGCAAACCATTCAAATGATCGCTGAGTATCTTGATAGGAGCAGTTTAGTTGCGCGGATGAAGTATTACGAGGAGCACACAACGGAAGAATCTGGTGAGCATTATGCGTATTCAGTTGCACTAAGAGAGATAAGAAACGCGCCCGCCGCCGACGTTGCGGAGGTGGTGCGGTGCAGGGACTGCGAACACGCCGAACGGTATGAGCGGGCAGATGGAGACGCAGGCTATTATCGCGGACATCCACAAAACAGCTTCACCTATGGTGAGCGCTGGGATCGTGTATTCAAACCGGCAAAAGAGGCAGACGATTCTTGCAGCTATGGGGAACGGAAGGAAGGAGACAACGACAATGTTTCAGATTGAGCTTTTATCCGGTGGCGTTTTCTGGGTATACGCCGTATACCCGCAGATGAGCGCGTTTTTGATTTGGAAAGACGATCACTGGATTTGGATGGCGGCTGATAAGTGTAAACCGTATGTCCAGCCGTGGGCAGTTACTACCGTCGATAACTTTCCGTCCGCAGACGCTGTGCCGGTTGTGCGGTGCAAGGAGGAAAGCTGATGCAGGATTGCTGCTTGACATGCAAAAACCTGGAATACAGAAAGAACTACGTTTATCCGTACCGGTGCTTGAAGCACAAGGCGGAACGGTTCTCGGAGAAGGAATTGGAACGGATGTACTTTTCCGGAGAGGAGTGCAAAGACTTTGAACAAAGGAGGTGGCCTGATGGGCACAATTCTGGCGATTGATCCGGGGAATATGAAATCCGGCTATGTTATCGTAGAGCACGACGGCGAAGAAATTCGCCGCGTGCTGGAGGCCGGGAAGATCGAGAATCCGGCAGTGACTGATATGCTTGACCGCAAGCTTTATGCGAACTGCATGGATGTTGCAATCGAAATGATTGCTGGAATGGGAATGACGGTCGGGCAGGAAGTTTTTGACACCTGCGTATGGATTGGCCGGTTTTGGGAAATAGCGTTGAGGTCGGGAGGCTACGAGCCAATACGGATATACCGCCGCGAAGAAAAGCTTGATCTGTGCGGTTCACTCTCTGCCAAAGACGCAAACATTCGTCAGGCTCTTGTTGATCGCTACGCGCCCGGCCAGCAGAATTTCGGCAAGGGCACGAAGAAGAATCCCGGCTTCTTCTACGGCTTCTCTGCGGATATGTGGGCGGCGATGGCTGTCGCCGTGACGTATTTCGATAAGTACATCAAGGGGGTAAAGCTATGAGCAAGATGCAGCGTAAGCCGCCAAGACCGCCGATGCAGCTGACGTGCGATGCCTGCGGGAAAACGTTTATGCGCGCACCGTCGAAGTACAAGGCAAAATACAATTTTTGCAGCGAGGCGTGCGCCTGGACGGCACATAGGACGCTGTGATGGGCCGGGCGGAGCGCGCGCGGATCCTGATTACGCGATCAATCCCGGTATACCCGGAAATGCGGCCTGTCTGCGGGCGGGTGTATCCTGCCGAGAAATACAAATACAGGACAAACCGGACGGGATATGTCGTCGAGGTGGGCGGCAAGCGGGTTTGCGTGAGGGTGGACGAATGCAGGGAGATTTAAGAATCAGCCCATATTCCGCTCCGTGCGGAAGCTGCCCCGAGAAAGGCTGCGGGGCAAAGCATACGACCTGCGAGGCGTACATAGCGTTCCGCAAAAAGGCGGACAAGTACAAGCGCGATAAGCAGAAGGCAATGGCGCGCAACGCCTCTACACGGGGCTGTATGCGGACGCTGCACGATGCGAACCGCGCAAAGCGCGAAGGGAGGCAACATTACTGATGAGCACGCCGCGATACGGCTGGTGGGCCTATGCAAAATGGATGATCCGCAGCTATAAGGGCGGCGGGCTGATGACGAGGGCCGAGCGCGCTGCCGTTGCGGAGGCAATCGCGGAGACGGAACGGCTCGTTGACGGCGCGGAGAGACTCCGGCTCATAGACTTGGTTCTTTGGAAGCGGACGCACACCTTACAGGGCGCTGCAATGGCGGTTTATGTATCCGAACGCACCGCGCAGGAATGGCACAGGCAATTTATTCGCCTTGTGGGGCAAAAAAGAGGGCTTTTATGAAAAAGTCTGCGTCCCAGAGCCAAATTTAACATTTACTATAAGGGCGTAGAGATCAACTCTACGCCCTTCTTCATCGGCACCGCAGCGTTCTGCGGAAACCTCCTCCTCCTGTTCTCGTGTTCTCCGGTGTGAATAAATATATTTATTCACACACGGAGAACACGAGAACGAAAGAATGAGGCAGAAAGGAGCGGCTATGGCGAGTTTGCGCGCCCTTGCACACAAGCTGCAAACAGCGCTCTTGTACAACGGAATCAAAATAAAAATCAATCAAATGCAGACCTATTCCGTGAAGAATGACAGGATGGTGACGAAATACATGGTTTACGAATATCGACCTGATGAAAAGCCGAAGAACGTCACTTTGCTGGAAACGTACCAGATTGCGGATGTGGTGAAGCTGCTGGCCGGACTTTACAGCGATGGCGGATGAAAAGCTTACGCCGAAGCAGAGACGATTCTGCGAAGAATATCTGAAATCCGGAAACGCGACAGAAGCAGCGAAAAAGGCCGGGTACAAAGAAACATCATGCAGAGTGATTGCGGCAGAAAACCTGTCAAAACTAGCTATTTCTGCGTATATAAAGCGCAGGCTGGACGAACAGGAAGCGGCGCTTGTCGCAGATTCCAACGAAATTCTGAAATTTTACACTGCCGTCATGCGCGGGGAGGTCAAAGACCAGTTCGGCATGGACGCATCGCTGTCCGACCGGCTGAAAGCCGGTGACAGTCTCATGAAGCGATACGCGGCAGCTTCCGACCGCAACAGGACGACAATGGAGAAGCTTGATTCGATGCTGAAGGAGTTCCAAGATGCTGTTAAGTCCGAAACAACGTGAATTTGTAAAATACGGGACGCATCGATGGAACTTCAAGGGCGGAGCCACCAGAAGTGGGAAGACTTACCTCGATTTTCGATGGATCATACCGATCCGGATTCGTGAGCGAATCGGAAAAGATGGTCTGGCCGTCATTCTCGGCGTAACAAAATCCACGATTGAGCGAAATGTGCTGGAGCCGATGCGGAACCTGTATGGCGATATGCTTGTCGGAACAATCTCCAGCGACAACACAGCGTGGATTTTCGGGGAAAAGTGCTATTGCCTCGGTGCGGAAAAGGTTTCTCAGGTGTCAAAGATCCGCGGTGCGTCGATTAAATATTGCTATGGGGACGAAGTAGCTGATTGGTCGGAAGAAGTCTTCGCGCTGCTAAAAAGCCGTCTTGATAAGGAATACTCCTGTTTTGATGGGACGTTCAATCCGCAATATCCTGACCACTGGCTGAAAAAATTCCTCGATAGCAACGCGGACATTTTCAGCCAGACATACACAATAGACGACAATCCGTTCCTGCCGGAATCTTTTAAAGAAAATCTGAAAAAAGAATACGAAGGGACGGTTTATTACGACCGCTACATTCTCGGCCTCTGGAGAATCGCCGAGGGTCTGGTTTACCCAATGTTTGATCGGGCCAGAAACGTCACGAGTGAGCGGGGCGGGCCGGGGCGGTACTGGATCTCATCGGACTACGGCACACAGAACCCTACCGTCTTTGCATTGTGGCGGGAATATGGCGGCAAGGCCGTCATGGAGAAAGAATATTACCACAGCGGGCGCGAGAGCGGGCGGCAGAAGACTGACGAAGAATATTATCAGGATTTAGAGGCATTCGCGGACGGATACCGCATTGAGCGTGTCGTGCTCGACCCATCGGCAGCGTCCTTTGCCGAGTGCATCCGGCGGCACGGAAAGTTTTCTGTATGGAAAGCAAACAACGCCGTGCTGGACGGCATTCGCTTCACGGGGGCCTGCATCAAAAGCGGCATAATCAAATTCCATGAGAGTTGCAAAAACGCGTTTCGGGAATTTGGCCTTTATAGCTGGGACAAAGACGCAGGAGAAGACCGCGTGATAAAAGAAAACGACCACGTGTGCGATAGTATCCGCTATTTTTGCATGACCGTTTTGAGGAGAGAAATCAAGAAATGAGCCTTTTGACAAACATTCGAGGGTGGTTCCGGAATATGCTTTTCCCGCAGGCGGTGGCCGAGCGGGAATTCGGCGTATCTCCGGCAGTCAGCCAGAAGATGGAGCAGAATATAAGCCTCTGGTACGCGATGTTTATTGGAAATCCACCCTGGCAGACGTGCGATGTCATTGCTGTCGGGCTTCCGGCGGCGATCTGCCGGGAGATCGCGCGACCGACGCTGGCCGAGCTGACGGCTAACATCACCGGCAGCGCCCGTGCGGATTATCTGAAAGA